TTAAATTCTAAACTATAAACGTCTTTAATTTCTGCCATTACTTTTTGTTTATTTTTTTATTAGCCTGTTCGGCCCTATCATTGTCTTTTAATATCTGTTCTAATGCCGCGTAATAATCACGTATAACCCAAAACCTAACATTTGCCATTTGCACCGGGTCGCCCTTTGTTATGATATAATCATTTTCGCGGTTTTGTTCTTTCAGTTTTTGTATAGCGTGTTGATATGTTTGTGGTTTCTTTTTTGCTTTAACGTTCGGTTCAATCTTGTTTAGCCGTGGAAAGTTTAATCTTTTAAAGCGCTCGAACCTTTCAAAATTTGTTCTATACTGTTCAAAAAAAAAGCGCGCAGTTCATCATCTTTTTTAATTGCATCCATTTTGCGCTGCTGTGTTTCTGAATTTATAATGTAGGGGTTTTCACCATCAATAAAAAAGAAATATAAACCAGCTTCTAATAATAGGTCGTCAATCTTTACATTTTTAAGCCTATACAGAATATCATTCAATTGGTCTTTAGACTTTGTGTGAAATTCTTTTAGCTTATCGCGGGTCATATTTTGCCACGGCATATCCTCAACCGTTTCTAACATGCCGTTTAATTTTTCAACTACTTCTGTTTTGTTAATGCCAAAATCAATAGCTGTCATTGCTTCTTCAATCCTTTGCGCACGTTCTCGTGTTAAATTTGCAGGATTCTTTAAAATGTAAAAGTTATTACCAGCGCGGTCAGTAAATACTCTTGTCAATTCTATACGCTGCTTTGTAGTTTCGGGAATGTAGGTTTTAAGCCACTTCTGGTAATTACTTTCGTTTTGTTCTGCCCTGTTTCGTTTTCTGAAAATCATGTGTATTTAATTTGGTTGTAAAGTTAGCGCAAAAAAAGATAAAATATTTTATTAAATTTTTATAAAATTATTTGCAGTTATGAAAATTAGGTGTAATTTTGTATCAACAAATAACGAAAGGGAATTATTTAAACTTCAAAAAATTAAGATTATGACAACTTCAACTTTATCTACTGAAACTTACTTTGATGGTATCGCTAACATTACAACTTATTCTTTCTTTATTATATCTACTGAAACAAAAGTTCCAATCGGAGAATATCAAATTTGGGTTGAAGAATGCGATGGCGAAGTTTGTGTAAAATATGTTTTTGATACTTATGTTTCTAAAGAAAAATTTTTCTCTGATGAATTGGATGCACACATGTACGCTATGTCACTTGTAAAAAAATTCAAAGCAAAATACAACTAACTTATCAAAGGTTTTCGGTCAACCTACAAAACCGAACCTTTTAACACTTAAAACTTCAAATCATGAAAACACTACTTTTTATTTTACTATTTAGCGCCGCAGCATACGCGCAAACAGATACTATGTACTGCATTCAGATACTTAGCACAAGACACCCTGAATTTATACGCGCTGAACATTTAGCTATGTGTACATTAGAACAGGCGCAAGTAGAACAAACAGATAGCTTATACAGGATTATGTTTGTTTATAATACACTTGAAGAAGCTGAAATTATGCTAACAACGTGGAAGCGCGCACACAAAGATGCGTTTATTTGCCGCCGTACATCTCAACAAGTTTTAAACTTTTATCAATTTTACACTTATGATTAAGCACGTAAGCATTAAGCAAAATAACCACCGAAACAAAAGCGGAATATTACAAAAATTTTTATCGGAAGCGCAAAAGTATAAGCCGTTAACATTTGAACAGGAACGAACGGCCACGCGTGAACAGCTGATAAATCATAATATGTTATTTGCTGCATCAATAGCCTTTAGATATGATAATGCCCAAATCGATATAATGGATTTAGTAAGCGAGGCCATGTTAGGTTTAATCAAAGCGGCCGATACATTTAATCCAGCGTTTCAAAATAAATTTATCAGCTATGCGCTATTTCACATTCAGCAGCATATCAAAGATTTTATTGATACTAAGAAAAATGTTGTTAGATACCCGCACAGGCTGCAACAAATTAAATACGCAATTGCCAATATTCAGGAACCTGACACCGAAGCGCTGGCAAAACGTTTTAACGTTAAAGAACGCGTTGTAAAATCAGCGCAATGTATAGCAGGCTTTGTTAGCTTAGATGAAACAAATGAAGATGGCGACAAAATATATCAGGTTGCATCAGATGACCTTTGTGATAAGCATGTTTTAAAGTTAGAACAAAATGAACTTTACAAAGATGTTACCCGGTGTTTAAATGCTAAAGAATTAGAAGTTTTAAAGTATAGATACTTTGATTCGTTCCCTCAAGAACTTACACAGGTTAGCCAAAAAATGAATATCAGCCGTGAACGAGTTAGGCAAATTCAAGAACAAGCATTAAAAAAAATACGAAATAAATATGCAAACGGAATCTAAATGGATACGCGAACTAATATTAAGCGGTCAAACTGATAATATTGAATTGGGTTTAATCCTGAATGATTCTTTTAATTGTTTTCCGTTAACCCGTAAGTTTTACAGAAAACATAAGCGCTTTAAATTCTGGCATCCACCGCGGCATTATTCAGTATTAGAATCCGAATCGCGTTATTATTCATGGGTTGCACTATTAAATAACGAACTTAAAACGCATAAGGCTTATTTTTGGCTTGACTTTAAAGAACCAAAGTACAAAACGCCGTGGGAACATTGGCAGCTGCATATTACTAATTATTTCAAATGGCCTTATAATGGTCCAATGTTTACAGGCGGCGGCCATCCTTATACTACTATGTTTGCACGATGGCGTAATTAGCACCTTATTTTAGTTTAAAGGCTTAAAGTAACATAACAATATTTATATTTTACTTTGCGGCCTTAAAGTAACATAAGCATTTATACAGCTATGTTCACAAAATACTAATGTTCATTTTACGTGAACGTTAAATTGGGGCTGATGTCGTTCAAACCGATTCTATCAATAAGACACAGCGAGCATTTAGAAACATCATTTTCGCCACACCCCAAATTCATATGTAGATACTTGGACATTTTGTCCTAGTTTTTGTACAACTTAATACATTTTACCATTAGCTAAAAACTTATCGGCCCAAACGTTAATTTGTTCTACGTAAAAATCGCCATTGTCATTTATATTGACGATGGCGAAACCATTTGCCCACAATTGGCGCTGGAATCGCGGCATATAGCTAAAACCTTTTGATTTAATATCATATAATCCGCCAATGTTAAACGCGGCCCTATTACCTGAATGATAGCATTGAACTCGGTGTGTATGTCCAAACATAACACTATGTTGAGTTTTATCTAAGTGCGCTTTAGCTGCATGTATAGATGTGTAAACGCCGTGAACTATATCTAAGTGTTTGCCTAACGTGAAAAAATCACTTTGCCAGTCTGTTTTAACTTCCCATCCACGTTCATACAAGTATAATGCATCAGTAGGATTTATTAAAGCGCCACCGTATTTAGCATTGTCCTTTTCTTTGATATGCCTAAAGTATCGGTCTTCATGGTTGCCAAATAGAAAATACTTTTTTGCACCTTTGAACGCGCTGTTAATATCATCAATACCTTGTAAGCCATCAATATATTCATCTTGTAATGTAAGGCCCGATAAGTTAGCTAATGATTCAGCATTATAAGAACCTAACGTGTATAAGTCTAAATAATCGCCCGCTAAAACAATGCCGTGTAAATTAGTGCCAAGTTCAGATATTAGCCTCAGTAGTTTTTGCCATAGTATCTGATTATGAAACGGCCTGTGTACATCACTAACAACTAACCAGCGCTGCAAACTTTTGTTTTGTTGGCGCTTTTCATTTATTAGGTTTTTCCAATATTCTACTTCTTCATTAGAATGTACTTTAATTTTGGGGCGGTAAATCATTAGGTTATAATTTTATATCTTGACAAAACGTGTTAAGTAAATACCTCAAATTATCAAGTAAGTCAGCCTGCCTTTCTTCTCCTTTGCCCTTAATTATGCGCCTGCTGTTATCGGATTTAATACGTAAACAGTCCATACGTAAGCCCGGACATTTGTCTTCATAAATCTGAAAGTCTGGACACATGCTTATAATAGTATTTGTTTGCACGTAGCTTTCAGCATGCAGCGGGTTAGCTTTAGGCACTACAAAAAACCGCGCGGGTAATTGCAATTCTTCTTGTATAATTTCGTAATATGTTTTTGATACTCGCTGCCTACCATCGGAACGGTCACCACTTGCATCACCTGTAATCAGTAGCGGTATAGTACAAGGATAAATAGCAGTATCAGACCAACGGCCTATCTTTTTATTTGTTTCTGCAAATACCCATTCCCTAAACGCCTGGCATGTATCATAGATTGAAGCCTCACCGCGTTCTTCACTACCTATCTTAAATTCCTTTACAATATGCACACCGTAACGATAACGTGAACGTGCTGATACATCAGGCGCCAATGTAGTTTTGCGCATAACGGCGGCGGTCATTGGTATTTTATTAAAGTCAAATGAAACGTAAATTTGCTCAGTTTCCCAATTAATTTTCTTTGAAGGCTGAAATACTTTTTGCTGAATGCTTTTGTCCTTTAAAACATATACCCATGCTTCACCTGAATAGTCAACAAATACAGATTTATATTCTTGTTCAAATGTTAAGCGGTCAAGGTCGCGGCTTGCATCGGCTACTTCATCTGGGTCTATGTTTGGATTGTCAGTTGTTTCCATTCGAAACGTTATCCAACTATCAGAACCGTTTTCGCTTTGTGGCAAGTCTATGTCATTATAACAATTCTTTTCTACGTTGCCAGCCTTAGCGCCGTTGCGGCATAGTTCATACCAATAGTTATCTTTACCCGCTGCGGTACCAATGAAAAACGCCTCACCTTTGTAGTCAGTTAAGGTAGGGCGTGCAACTGTTTTCCAATGGTATTCTAATATATGTGAAGGTATCTTTTGCGTTTCTTCATAGATTACCCGGTGATACTTACGGCCGCGCCCTTTATCCTTTCGCCCTTCATCGCCGATTGACCAGACTTCTAAAACGCCGCCGTTTAGAAACTGCATTATCTTTGAAGTTTCATCTTTGTGCTTAATGATTCCGCCCTCTGATATTGTTTTGTAAGTATCAACAATCTTATTCCAGCTTTGCGCAAAGTCCTTAAAGTCATCGACAAATATACCAACAAACTTACCTTCAAACACCGCGGGGCTTATAAGCGGCAATGCAACAGAAGTAATCAATTCAGTTTTGCCGAACCTACGCGCGCAAACAATACAGTTAAACCTGCGCTTATTATCTAATATTCGTTTTTGCCCGGTGTGCGGCTTATAAAGCTGTATGTCAATATTGCGCGGCACTATTTAGTGTCAGGTGGGTACTGAATGTTGATGTTTATGTTTTTGTCGTCCTCGGTTGTTTCGTGCTTATCCTTAAAGCCGTAATTATTGATAAGCATAAACTTAGCAACACCCATATCATAAGTTCTATCTAATCCGCCTTCAACCTTGTTAGCCAGTATTTTTTGCTTTGCGCGTTTAATAATGTCGAAAAAGGTTTCCTTGTTTGAATAATTTATCAAAGTATCGCGGCATGTATCTAAATAAACAGCTAAGCCTTCAACTGTGTAAGGTCTTGGAAAACTTTCAACTACTTCTTGAACACCATCTTTAGTAACAAGATGCTTAACGCGTGTACGTGAATCGCACCAATCAAAGTAAGATTCTATTTTCTTTTGTAATTCTTCAGGTGATTTGAATTTCATAGGTCTACCTGTATCTTTCATATTTTCGTTTTAAGCAACTTTTAATAAGTTTTGATATCTATACACCACTTTAATATAAAAATGCCTTTAAACAGCTTTTAAAAAAGTTTTAAGACTATATCTATATTATTATTAGTATTATTATTTATATTATTATTATTATTTATTATTATTGTTAACACTTGTTACATTAAGTGTAACACATAAGTAATTGATATATAGTACATGTTACACTGTTACGTATGTTACACTATATTCTACATATATGTGAGAGTAAACATAAAAAATACACGCATATACGTGTTGAAGTGGTGTAACAAGTGTAACAGCGTAACAAGCTATGATTATCAGCGTTTTATGCGTTACAATTGGTGTAACATGGTGTTAACAAGTAGTAAGAACGTTTTTAGCAGTAGGCTGCCGTAATGGCAAAAGTAAAGGTAATATTTGAAAAATCATAGTATTAGGTAAATAAATTTTCTTCTGACTTAAACATACATAAACCTATAAACACATTTCTATGATTTCTTAAATTACCAATTATCATTCTATTATAGGCATTTGTATTGTAATAATCAGGTACATAACCGTTTTTTTCTAAGCCTACAAAAAAGTGATGTTCATTATAACTTAAATCACGATAACCCTGTTTAGTTTCATCTGTAGGGTATAAAATTCGAATATCTTTGTAAAGTTTATTGCTGTAGCTTTTACCTTTTAAACTTTCTTTTATAGAATACTCAGTACCTTCAAATAAATCAAACTGGGAATCATTTACATAATTTTTAGAAGTTACAACCATTATTTTTTTATCAGTAATATCAACAACACCCATTGATAAATGATTAGAATTTAAAGTATCAATAGTTGTAAGTTTTATTTTATTAAGAATCATTTGTGTTTGTTCTTTTTTGAATAACCCTACTTGTTTAATCTTTAAAGGTCTAAAACTATTTTCGCGCCTGCATGTCATTGGTTCAACTGTAACTTCATATACACCATGTTTTTGCATTTTATACATTTCTACCGGGTACATTCTTGTAAGTTCGTATGTATCTAAGTTTATGCCTATAGTACAATGAAACGTGCCTTTTAATTTGTTGTTATGTTCCCATTGGGCAATGGCAACTTGTAAGAATCTAATTTTCATCTGCTAATTGTTTTAAATGGTCACCGTGGCATCTTTGAGGCGCACAATGGCAGCCTAAAACTTTACCTTTCAAATCTTTTACTTTGCTGTGAAGGCTTCTTTTGTGTTTAAAGTATTCAATATAGCCATCACATACTTCATCGCGTGTACCATCAGAATCTAAAAAAAAAGGATTGCCAAATTCTGAATACCTATCTATTTGTTTATAAATACCTTTGTCTTTAGCATATTTCAAAACGTGAAAATGTAAATTCATATTTATAACAACCGTTTCGCCTTGTTCTATCTTATCAAACAAAATTTGTTCATCAATTGAAATAGGTTGTTCTTGTGTTTTCTGTTCAATTCTTTGCTCAATCTTAGCTTTAAATTCTTGCGCTTTTTGCTCTTTTAATTCTTTAGCCTTTTCAATTATTTGCTTTTCTGTAGTTGCAACAAATGTCGGTTCAGCTTTAGCAATAATTTGAATGTCTTGTTTATTTAATGAAGATTTACCTTGCAATACAACGTTTTTCAAATCATCATTCATTTTGTCAATACCTTTAGCAAATTGCTCGTTTCTTATTACTTGCCTATCAGATATACCAACTTCATTAGCTATTTTTTGAGATGTTAATGTTGACATTTTGTCAAGTTTATTTTCTGGTCTACCTTGTCTTTGTTTCTCATTTTCATACTTTTTACCTATCAAATAATCTTTTTGTTCAGGTGTAATATTTCTTCTACCTAACTGATTAACCAGCATCCATTCAACAACATCAAATTCACTATCAAAATTTTTACTTATACTCTTAAAACTTAATTGCCAATCCTGTGCTATCTTATACCTATTGTGCCCATCAATAATATAGCCATTCCAAGTAATAATAGCATCGCGAATACCTTCTTCAATGCAATTTGTTTCAAGCTGTTTGTATTCATCAGGCGTAAGCGGTGGAATCAGCTTTTTAAATTCTTCTTTAATTTTAAGTTCCATAACATTTTTTTAAAAAAGTAAAGCCACACTATCTGTTGGGGCTTCACTACCAACTTCAAGCATGGCTTTTAATATCTTTTATGATTCTAATTGTGAAGCCGAATCAACGGCACAAATATAACACTTTTATTTTTCTAATTCATCATTAAACGCTGATTTTTTCAGCAAATCAGTATAATTCATGCTGCCCTTGCGGCTAACATCGCGGCCAAATATTTTACCAAACTTTTCGGCTGCATCTTTAACGGCGTAAGTTTCGGCGGCGGGTGCAGCTTTTTGCACGCCATCTGTTTTAACGGCGTTCCAATCAGTTGCGCCTGCACCTTTATCAGTTTGAATTGGTGCCGCGCCTATGCCATCCTGCCACATTGGTTGGCCGTTTATAGGGTTTATTACATGCAGTCTTACAGTTACTACTACTGAGTTAGCTACTATCTGTGTTGAGCGTATTTCAACGTTAAAATTGCCAAAGATACGCGTTAACAGATATTCTATTTTTTCAATAGGTATGTATCGGTAATCGCGAATCATTGGATGCTGAACTAACCACTTAGCTGGTGGATCTTGATTCAATAAAACAGTAAGCGCGTTTTGCTTTAGGCTGTCTTCATTTTCAATTAGAAGTTCCTGAAGTGTTGGAAGTTTTGTTAGTTGTGTCATGGTTTGTTAAATTGTTTTATCGCGTTTTAAATCAGATGAATGAATACCGTAATACATTTTTTCAAATTCTTCAAATAAGAAAAAATCTTTATCATTTACTTTTAAAATTACAGCTTCTTTTATTGTATCAATTTTTTGAAACCACTCATTACGGTGTTTTATTCTTATAAATCTTTGATGGAGTTGTTTTTCTAATAAATGAATTTTATTCTTATCATAAGAAAATATGCAAATAACTGGTTTAACCTCAAAAGGATTAGCAGTTCTAATTGCTGTAAATCTATTTTTTGGATTATTGCTTTTGCCTATCTTATAGTATTGTTCGCATTCAAGAACATATAAATAATGCTTTTCCATACTTTATTTATTTAACCCATCCAGGCAATGAAAGAATATGAATTTTGTTATCAGTTGTATAGCCGTGAAAATTATTTGTTTCCTTGCATTTTTTTAGCGTTTCAATATCGGCTAAATATTCTTGGCGGCCGCGTTCGATAGCTTCGGGGTCAAGTTCATAAAGTTCGACATTGAACGGAGCTTCTTTTTCAACGGCTATAAATATAAAGCGTTCAGCCTTTGTTAGGTCCATATAAAACGCCGCTTGAACGTGATAGCGATAATTCCAAACAGATTTAGCAAATTCACCGGGTGCTGAATTAGTTGTTGTTTTAAGGTCAATGCAAACGTTATACTTTGTGTTTAAAAAATCTACTTTGCATTTTGCGTCAAGGTCTGCGATTTTACCAAATATAGGCAATTCCGCTTGTCCTTGTTCTAATAGTATAGCAGCCTTTGGATGTGCTAATACAGCATTTCTAATGTTTAGGGCCAATTCGTAATCTTTATGCGATACAAATAATTCTTTGCCTTCGGATTCAGCAATAAATGATTCATAAATCAATTTACCTTCTTTTGTGCGGCGGTCGCATTCTGGCATAACGGCGTAATTATCTTGATTAAATACAACGCTATGAACTAAACTACCTAAGTTCATAGCTGATGTTGGCGCCTGTTTTTCACCTTCAATATAGGCTTTATAATGCGCGGGTGACTTATGTACTAAGTCTAAAAGTGATTTACTGATGTACTCAGTTTTTTTGTGATACTCTTGATTTGTCATAAATTTTAAAAATATTTTATTAAATAATAGCACAAATTTAAAAAGGTTTTTTAACTTTGCAACACAATTGAACGAAAAATTAAAAAATATTATGAAAACATTTGAACAGCTATCTATTCGATGCGACATTTTAGGCATCAGTATTTCGGAACTTTGCAGGCGCGCCGATGTAGGGCGGCAAACGGTTGAATATTGGTCAAAGGTAGAACCGCAAACATTGATTATTTATTTTAAACTTATGAATGCTTTAAACCAAATCGAAAATGAACACAATACAGCTACGGCCATATCAATCGAAAAGCGTAAGCGACATAAGAGAGAGTTACCGACAGGGGAATAAAAAAGTATTGTTCGTATTACCAACGGGCGGTGGCAAAACTGAAACGTTTATTTATATGGCAATGGAAGCAGTTAGCAAAGGTAAACGTGTTTATTTTTTAGTCCATAAAAAAAACCTTGTTAATCAGATTTCGGAACGTTGCAAAAGATACGGATTAAGGCATGGTTTTATAGCAGGCAACAGACCAAAACAGTATTATTTACCAGCGCAAGTTTGCAGCGTTCAAAGTTTAAAGAATAGGCTTAATGAAGTGCCACAACCTGACTTGCTTATTATTGATGAAGCGCACCACGCCAACGCGGGAACATGGAAGGATATTTTAGATTTCTACAAAGATTCTGTTTATGTTTTAGGCGTTACTGCTACACCGTGGCGCGGCGATGGTCAAGGATTAGGCGATGTGTTTAGTGATTTAGTTTTAGGGCCGTTACCCGCTGAATTAGTGCAAATGGGAAATTTAGTGATGCCTGAATATTACAACTTCAAATCACTTGCCGATTTTACTAAGATTAAGAAGGATAAAAACGGCGAATATAAAGCTGATGACCTATTTAAAGAAATGGATAAACCTGCGATTACAGGCAATGCAGTTGAAGAATATAAACGTTTAGCACCGGGTGAACCTGCTATTTATAGCTGCGTAAATATTAAGCATGCTGATAACGTAGCAGCGGCATTTAATGAAGCTGGGTTTAAGGCAGTTTCTATAAATGGAAACTTTCACGAAAACGAAGTTAAAGAAATTATATCGCAATTCGCGAATCGCGATATTCAGATATTAACGTTTTGCGACCTTATAAGTGAAGGTACAGATATACCAGCAGTTAGCGTTGTAGGCATGCTTAGACGCACTATGTCGCTTAGTTTATATTTACAGATAGTAGGGCGCGGATTAAGACCGATGGAAGGCAAAGACCGCTGTTTGATTTTAGATCATGTCGGAAACCAAAAACTACACGGACACCCACTAATGACGCGCGAATGGTCATTAGAAGGAATGCAAAAGCGAAAACGCAAAGATACAGATGAACAGATTGATAATGAATACAAAGATTGTACAGAATGCTTTAGAACTTATGAAAAAACACACTTAAAATGTCCTTATTGTGGTTTTGTTGAGCCTGTAAAGGTTAGCGAAATTGAACAGGTTGCAGGCGTTGCCGTAAAAGATGAAACAACACTTGACGAACTATTGAAAGTTAAACGTACTGAGCAGGCAAAAAGCCGAACACTTGAAGACTTATGGCAGTTAAAAATTCAGCGCGGTCACAAAGATAAATGGGTTTATTTTGTATTTGAAAGTAGGGTTTTAAAAGACAAAGGTTCTATTGAATACATAAACAATAAACACGGTTTGAACGCTATAAACCGCGATGATTTAAAAGCTGCTGTATTGCGTAAATGGAACGAATTTTATAAAACTAAAAAACATTGAATTTATCACAAACCCTGTGTAGTTTATGTGGCGAAAAACAAGACTTTATTAAAAGTTCAGGTCTTAAGCATCGTTCAATCCGATGCCACAGGAATATTTAAAACTTAACATTATGAAACAATTAACAGCATTTATTATTTTAGTAGCCGTTTTATTTGGCTGCAAACCCAAACCCGAAGTTATCGTAAAAACGGTTTACATAACCCGCGACACTTGCGATACCGACAGCGATTTTATAAATGCCATTGGCGAAATTGAAACGCAAAACACCGATAGCTTAATAGGTGATAGCGGTCGCGCTTTTGGTAGATATCAGATGCACGCGGTTTGCGTTAAAGGTTCGGGCTTGCAAGACCTACTTAATTACCATCATAAAGACATGTTTGATTCAGTTAAATCTGAACGAGTATTTTGGGCGGTTATGGGTATCAATTGCCACGTGTACGCGCAAAAGTACGGCAAATATCCTGATTATGGCGAATTAGCACGTATGTGGAACGGCGGCCCAAATGGTTATCAATATGAAAGCACATTAAATTACCTTAAAAAATTTGAACAATGCCACGCAAAAAATTAACAGATTACGAAATACTTTTAGAAATTTTTAGGCGTGTTTATGCTGTTAGCGAACCGCCCGCAGATTTCGATGAACTTGTAGCTAATGCCGAACTTAACGAACACGGCCAAAAAGATATTAAGTTCATGAATTACGAATGTGAAGACAAAGTAATGCAAGATATTTTTAACGAAACAATGGCAAAGTATAAAATTAAAGGATATAGACTTAAACAGTTTTCATTTAGTTTTTGGCTTGGCTGTTCACCTAAAAGTAAGAAAGTATGAGTTTAGATGTTGGATTATACAGAATAAAATATGTTAGCTATGATATGGTAAATTTTCATGAAGAAAAAGAAGAACTTTATGGTGCTAACATAACACACAATTTATATCTAATGGCTGAACAAGCTGGCATTTATAAAGCACTTTGGCGGCCATATCAACTGCATAAAGATTATGTACATACTGAAGATTACAAAATTGAAATGGCATTTGAAGATTCAGTAACTATAATTGCAAGTGACATAATTGATATTATCGAACAAGGTTTAGATTTGCTAAAAAATAGACCTGATTATTTTAGTAAGTTTGATTCGCCAAATGGTTGGGGCAAATATGTAAACTTTGTGCCGTTTGTTGAAAATTACCTAAACGCATTAAAACAATATCCTAATTCAATAGTAATAGTAGATAGATAACATGAAAGAACAAGACCTATACAAGGCCCTTCAAGCGCGGCATAGCAAACACGGCATATTATTTCGTAATAATACGGGCACAGCATTTCAGGGCAAACGGGCGGTAATTAACAGCCGCCCTATAATAACCGAACCCCGGCAAATAACATTTGGCTTATGCGTTGGCAGTTCTGATTTAATCGGATGGACTGAAAAAATTATAACTAAAGATATGGTAGGTAAAAAAATTGCTATATTTACAGCCCTCGAAGTAAAAAACCTTAGCGGTAAAGCTACAAAAGAACAAATCAATTTTATTAAACAAGTCAGAAAATCGGGCGGCATTGGTGATATTTTGCGCTGGGTAGATGAAGACTTTAAAGCAGATGAGATATGAAAACAGTAGGCTCAGACTTTAGCGGTGTTGGTGCATTTAATCAAGCGCTGAACAGGCTCGGCATTGAATACAAGGAAATATTTGCCTGCGATATGGACAAATATGCTCGGCAAACATTTGTCCATAATTATGGAGAGCCAGAATATTATCCAACAAATGTTTATGAGCGTGAAATACCATCTGAATCCTTGGACATTTATATGACTTCTCCGCCTTGTCAAGCGTTTAGTCTTGCAGGAAAGCGATTAGGCAAAAATGACAAAAGAGGTATTTTGTTTTTTAATAGTTTAGAATTTATAGAAAAGAATAAACCACGTTTTTTTATCTTTGAAAATGTTAAAGGTTTATTATCAGATGATGGTGGTAAAACATTTTCGGAATGGGTTAATTTTTTAGGTGGTAAATCCGTTAATGGTTCACCTGTTTTGTTTCCTTATGCCGATGCTGTAGATTACCACTTATATTGGAAAGTATTAAACGCAAAGCATCACGGTGTACCACAGAATAGAGAGCGTGTTTTTTTAATTGGTATTCGTGATGACAAAGATAATAATTTTAGCTTCCCGGCTGAGGAACATTTGACAAAGCGGTTGAAAGATGTACTTGAAAGCGAGGTAGATGAAAAGTATTTTTTGAGTGATGAAAAAATAAATCAAATTTCAAAATGGAAATCATTTAAAAACCCATTAGAATGTAATTTATATAATGAAAAAAGTAATTTAATGTCTTGTTTAACAGCAAGAGGTGATGGAAATGAACATTCAGGAATGAAATTACTAAAAATCAACTCCGCAACATCTAAAGGTTATGAAGAAGCTACAGAAGGCGATTCGATAAATTTTAGCGTACCGAATAGCGAAACAAGGCGAGGTAGAGTTGGCAAAGGTGTAGCGCAGACATTGGATACACAATGCAATCAAGGTGTAATGGTAGTTGCATTCGGTCGCTCAGAAGAAGAAAAGAAAAGGCGCAAAGAACATTTTAAAAAGACTGGTTTAGATTTAGGAAGTTTTAAAGACAAAGAACTGATTTTAAAAAATCAAGAATATTCTGATACTTTATTAGCTAATCCGAATCCGCAAAAAGAGGGTCTTATATTTTGTGGTGCCATACGCGGAAGAGGCGAAAACAATGAACAAACATTAGAACTAAATAATAGTGATTATACTAATTCAATTACTACTGTTCAAAAGGATAATGTTATTATACATAATTGCATAACAGAAGCAATAGGTAGACAAGGTTCATCAAGTGAATATATTGATTCTTGTAAAAAAGTTTATCAATCAACACATCAAATCCGCCGCCTAACACCTCGCGAATGCTTCCGACTTATGGACTTTCCCGACACTTTTACCTGGCCTGTTTCAGATTCACAAGCCTACAAACAAGCTGGTAATTCAATAGTAGTTAATGTACTTTATAAAATATTAAAAAACTTAAACATATGACCAACGAAGCGGAAAACCTACTATCAGAACTTAAAGATGAAGCGCTAAAAATGGATGCTTACATCAAAGACGATACTAAGCGCCAAAATTACAGACAACTTAAAGAACGCCAACTTTTAACGCTGCAAAATATCATTATTGCACTTGAAGAAAAAGAACAAAGTATTTTTGAAAAATCTATAATTTTCCCTAATAGCAAAGACTTAGAACAAGTCATTTTAGGCGCTATCTTAGTAGATAATAACGCCCGCGATAAAGTTAATTTTTTAAGCTCTGAGCATTTTTATTTTGATAATCACAAACTAATTTTTGAACTTTGCCAATCAGTTGAAGTAGTAGATATTATAACCGTGGCTGAAAAATTAAAATACCGTTGCGGCGGACCTGCCTATTTAGCTGAATTAACAAATCGTGTTGCAAGTTCGGCAAATTTAGAATACCACGCAAGAATACTAATACAAAAGCATGTACAGCGCGAATTGATAAAAACATCTGTTGAAATGATAAATACTATAATGGCTGATACCGAAGATGTTTTTGAAACGGTGCGCGGGTTAATGCAAAATATTAAAAAATTTAACGTAGGTAAGCAAATCATAAGACAATGAAACAAGACAAACCGATAGACTGGGAACAAAAACCCAAACAAAGTACAAAGAAACCAAAAGCAGAACGGCCAGCAGCATCAGCACCCGAAACCGATAAAAAAGGGTTTATAGGTGGCTATTTTCGACCGTTAGGTTGGGGCATTGAAGATGGGCAAATGCTTTACTATTTCTACATTCGTTCAACAATGTCGATTGTAAAGTACAAAGCTGTAACAATAAACAAGGCTAATTTATTAAGCATTGCGCCGTTAGAATTTTGGGTAACAAGTTTTCCGAACCGTGACAATAGTAATTACGAAGTAACCACGGCGGCAGATTATCTTATAAATTTCTGTAATGCTATTGGATTTTACAATACTGAAAACATACGCGGTCGCGGTGCATGGCAGGAAAAAAACGGCGTTGTATTTCATGCCGGGCAACAGCTGATACAGGATAAAAAGCGCTACAATTTAGGCGGCTTAGATACAAAATATAGCTATGTTTATAATAAGGCAATTGATATGCCAATTGAAGCGGCGCTGTTGCCTACTGAAGCGGGTATGATACCTAAGATATTAAACAAGCTGAATTGGCAAACAAAGGCCGATGCAATACTATTATCAGGTTGGTTAGCATTGGCGCCAATTTCAGGTATTTTAAAATGGCGGCCCCACGTTTGGATAACAGGCCCGCGCGGTAATGGTAAATCGTGGGTTTTAGAAAATATTATAAATGAAGTTATCGGTAACATTGCAGTTAGTGTACAGGGCACAGCGGCAACCGAACCAGCGGTAAGACAAAAACTAAATAGCGATGCACTACCTGTTACAATTGATGAAGGCGAAGGTAATGATGAACGCGCAGCGCAACGTATGCAAGAAATAATAGGATTAGCAAGGGCCGCAAGTAGTGAAAAATCGCCTGCAATTGCAAAAGGCGGCAAAGATGGTAAAGCTATTGATTATTTTGTAAGAAGCTGTTTTTTATTTGTAAGCATAAACCCGCAGTTAGTAAATGATTCTGATAAGCGGCGTTTTTGTGTTTTAGAACTAAAGAAGTTACCCGACCCAAAACAATTTAACGAACTTGAAAAGCTAAAGAATAAAGTTATTACTGATGATTTTGGTTCACGTTTTCAGGCGCGAATGCTAAATTTAGCTGATAACATACAAAAAAGCATTAGGCTATTTACAAACGCCGTATCACTATTAACTGAGGACAGGGCAGTAGGTGACCAGTTCGGGGCGCTAATGGGCGGTTGGTGGCATACGCTGCACGATGACCCGGTAACGGCCGAAATAGCATTAGAAGAAGCAAACGCGATTTTAGAAATGCGCAAATATGAAGAAGACAAAGAAGACCTAACAGATGAACAAAGATGCTTACAGCAGATACTAAGTCAAGAAATACGAATAGAAGCAGAAAACTATGTAGGCAATAAAACGATAGGTGAATTAGTAGAATGCGCATTTAATTACCAGCCATCGGTTAAGCCATCGCAAGCTGAAGCAAACGAAAGGTTAATGCGTTTAGGTATTCGCGTTATTGGTGACGAACTTTTGATACTAAATACATCTGTTTATGTAAAAAAAGTTTTAAGCGGCACGCCTTGGCAAATATCATGGAATACTATTCTTTTAAGGCTTAAAGGCGCATCACGCCGAAGTAATACGCGTTTTGCAGCTGGTATGTCAGGGCGCTGCGTTTCAATAAATTTAAAAAATTTATAAAAATTTTTATAAAAATAGTTGCAAATATAAAAAAGGGTTGTATCTTCGTGTCAGGATTTGATTAAATAACAACAAAAAACTTCAGATTATGACAAATGCACAAAGAAATTGTATTGATAATTTACTTTTAAATAATCCAAGTATTATTTTTAATTGGTCTATTGGTTATTATTCAACTGGATGTATAAGCATTGAGTATACTTTTTATAATGAAAAAACTATAATTACAATAAATGAAAAAGGTATTATTACTAATACTATAAATTTATAATTTAGGGCAGCTGTAATTTTTAAACCGTATTTTTTTAACAACAAAAAACTTCACACAATGAAAACATTACTAATCTACAACCGCTTAATTATTCAGGCGTACACTACAAAAGAAATATCTGAAATGCTTTTAAATCTTTACATAGCATTAGCCGATAATGATATGCAAGATATAAAATCTATTATTGAACGCTTTGAGATAACGTACGAAGAAATAGAACAGATACAAACATTAACAAACAGATTATTAACTTCTGAATGACACCAAAAGATAAAGCAGCTGAACTAATAGAGCGTTATAGCTTTGGGCGCTGGCAACAAATGACCGATGTTGAAAAGCTGCACACTATAAATATCTGTTTAATGGTTGCTGATGAATTAGGCGACTGCGTTGTATCGGATTTATTAGTACACGATTTGACCGATGAAAAAACAACCGAAGTAGTACAATATTACTATGATGTATTAAATGAAATTATTAACTTCAAAAACTTCTAAAAATGAAAACGACAGCAGAATTAAATTACGATGGTTTTACCATTACAGTAGTAGGTATTTATAATGAACCTGAACGCGGAAGCCGTGACCGTTGGGGCGCACCATTAGAACCCGATTGTGATGCGTGGTTTGAGATTATCAGCACACACATAGATGATAAAGAATTTATTGATAATGATGAATTAGCTAAGTTTTTAAAAACATCTGAATCGCATATTGAAGAACTTTTAGATGAAGCCTTACAAGATGCTTACGATGCAGAATTAGAAGCATATCACGAAGCGCAAGCAGAATCATATTACGAAAATTTAAGATGCCAGTATTATGATTAAGGATGTAATAATATTTATTGTTTTGGCTGCTGCCTGTTATAGTTTAATAGATTGCAGCCGCGAATACAAAGCACCTGAAATGATAAAATATAACGGTGCTGATACTTTGAAAATAATGATTCACAATGATTCGATAACAAGTATAAAACCTTTAAAATGACAGCAATAGAATGGTTGATAGATGAATTAACAGATAATGGAATAGAATATCTTGATTTAGCTTATGAAATAATTAAACAAGCTAAAGAAATGGAAAAGCAGCAGATAATTGCAGCGGTAGAATGGAACTACAAATCAAATATGGGTGAAGTTTATTATAATGCAACTTATAAGCCCTCTGCTTAGCGCTGAGTATGGAACGAAGATAATACTACTAAGTATTCCAAATCGTATGTTGGCACTGTTAGCGTTCAGGGGATAATTTAAAAACGCATTTTTTATATATGCTGTTTTTCTTTCGCAAATTAAAATAATATGACAAAATACAAATACATAGGAGAAGATAAATTCTTCATTAAAAATGGACAAATAATTGAAGGACACATTACAACTTGGAGTGTTAAAAAATCAAATAGTAATAACAGAGAAAATGTAGAATTACTTTACATTCCTAACGCTGGTTTTAAAGGTGAAGATATGCCAATTAGTAAAAAGCATTTGATTGAGGTCGGTTTTTAAAATAGCATATAACATAAATGTTTGCGAATGATACTTGGTTTCGGTAGTTCCAGACAGGCAGGCCGCTGAACAAAAACTTACCTGACAGCTGGAAAGACAGCATTTTTTATAACTTCAATACACACACAATGAAAACCATATTAGGATTTATATTATTAATTTCAGTAATATTTTCAATTGCAATATGCTGTGAACCTAAAAACCCTTATGAAGTTGGAATGCATTGGGATTACCATATAAGATGCGAAAATGGCTTTGTTTATAAAATAAAAGATAGGGCTGCTATGCAAATATTTAACTCAGATGGAACGCCTTTAAGATGTGGACATAAAATTTTTTAACTTCAACACAAACACCATGACAGAACTAACAATTGAAATGGCAAACCAAATGCCTTACATAAATTGGGTAAAACATTTTAAACCCGACTGGACAGATGAACAATGTGAGTTCTATCTTTGGGAATATACTTGCTTTCCATTACATTTTAAAGAAACAATCAAACAGCTAAACGAACAACTTTTAAACAAACACACACATGAAAACAGCAATCTTAATTTTAACAGCGCTGCTATTATCAGCGGCAACATTCCCGGCACTAAAAAAACAGCCAAAACAAAATCACATTGAACGTTATATAAACCGCTTTTTAAAGACTGCAAAGCAAGAAGCGAAACTGTATAACATACCTGTAAGCATAACGCTGGCACAGGGCATTATAGAATCGAATGCAGGCCGTTCAAGTTTAGCCGTTAAACATAATAATCACTTTGGCGTAAAGTATCGCGGTAGGGGCAAATATGCGATTTATGCAGATGATACGCCGCGAGATAAATTTCAAGTTTATAAATCTGCATGGTGGTCATATCGCGACCATTCAAAGCTGCTAACATCTAAGCATTATAGACATTTAACAAAGCTAAAAAGAACGGATTATAAAAGCTGGGCGCACGGTTTAAAAAAATGCGGATATGCAACCGAAAAAAAATATGCTCAAATACTTATAAGTGTCATTGAAAAATATGAACTTTGGCGCTATGATTTACAAGTTTTTTCACGATAAGATAGAAGGCCACGAATGGCTAATAGTTGAACATTTACCATCAGGTAATTACAAAGCTATCTGCACCCGAGAAAATAGAATTTATAAATTAGGCGATGTAAAAACATTTTTTTTTGATGACTTTGATATATGGTCAAAAGGTAAATTTAGGCCAAATAATCATTCTTTAACACTTAAAACAAAATACGATGGTAAACCGCGTTACGCTAATCGGTAGAATTGGCAAAGAACCCGAACAAAAAACATTTGGCGAAAAAACATTAACAAAATTTAGCTTTGCAACATCTGAAAGTAGCAAAGACAAAAACGGCGAATGGCAGGAAAAAACACAATGGCATAATGTAAGTTATTGGAATAATATTAAACTTGAAAAAGGCGATATGCTTTTTATTGAAGGTAAAATAGAATACCGAGAACATGAAGGTAAATACTATACTGATATTATTGCTTCATACGTACGTAAATTTAATTCAGGGCCTAAAGCGCAATCAGTAGAAGTTGAAGTTATTTCACAAAATAATGATACAGATTTGCCGTTTTAAGTTGCAAAAATAAAATAATTATCTTATTTTTTCTTTGTTGTACTTGGTCTTTTAGTTTGGGCCGCCTGTTTTGAAGTTCAGGCGGTTTTTTTTTAAAAATAAGATATGTATTTAACGTTTGAACAAGCGATGCAGCTAATAAAACCTAACGGCGCTAAAAATCCTAATTATGCCGCAACGCGAATAAGACAGCTTATAAATTTTGGATATTTAATTGAAGCAAAACCCGATGAAATATTTGTAAAGCATTTTGAAGATTTTGTTTCTTTAGGCAATATAAAAACAGAATGTTTAGTAACTGCTGAATCAGTTTATAAATATATTCAGAATCGAAATGCAGCTAAAGAACAGTTAGGCAAAATACCAAAACAAAACAGGCATGTTAAAGCTGTATTTTCTAATGATACAATTATTAACTTTATGTCGGTCGATTCAGCTTGTTTATATTTTGGCATATCGCGGGTTAGAATTATGAACAGCATCACTAAGAAAAAATTTATAAGAGTTCCTGAAATTGATGAATTAGTAAAATTTATATAATTATGTTTAACCAATTAGCTAAAGAAATACATGAAGGTAACGCCGCGCGCGGATTTTGGGAAGGTGAACGCAAATTAACAGAAGTTGTTATGCTTACTGTTTGCGAATTAGCCGAAGCAATTGAAGCTGACCGCGCTGAAAAATGGGCAACCGAAACAGATATTTTACAGTACAAAAATATCAGTACGCCCGAACGATTTAAAGAAAATATCAAAGATACGGTACAAGATGAAATAGCCGATGCTATAATAAGGCTTTTGGATTTTAGCCATAAGTTCAATATTGATTTAGATTTTCACATTAAAGCTAAATTAGATTATAATGCTTCAAGACCTTACAAACATGGAAAAACTTACTGATAGCATTGTTGAAGCCGTTATAGCGAAGTTTAAAAAGCGTAGCGAAGTTGGTATTAACAAATACGGTAAAACGCTTGACAGAACCGATTTAAACTATAAAGACTGGTTAAATCACATTCAAGAAGAATTGATGGATGCCATTTTATATTGTGAGCGCTTACGCAAAGAATCGAAAACAGAATTTGAACGCGGCTATAAAGCGGCGGCCGAAGTTTATACTAAGTTATTAGAAGCAAAAGAAAACTTATGACACGTACAGAACAGCTAAGATTAAAAAAAATACTTGAATACAAAAAAGGCTATTTAGATGCGCTGCTATGGATTCAAAATGAAGAGCCGTATGATGAAGAACTTGAACTAAAGATTGACATATATTTACACAAAATTGAAGAACTTCAAAACAAACTTAAAGGACATGACGAATGAAGAAAAAAAAGCGGCATTAATTGCTAAAGTTGGTGAGCAGCGAGTAAACGAATTGACGCAAAACATTTGGCTTTTATTAGGCGCACTAAGCACGGCAAAATATGCTATTGCACAGTTTGAACCTAAAAAGCTAAAATTTGAAATGAAAAAACGGTTTATGGATTTGCATACATCTATAAATCTATTTGTTAATAATTTTGAAAAGGCTGCCACACCAACCGAACGCGACCTACTAAATGAAAGTACCTATGACAATGTAGCCGTTATAGCTGAACTTATAGCAATGGCTTCTACATTGCCCGAATCACAATCAGAATGGTATTTAAACGAATGCAAAAAATTATTATTTTCAGCTTACAACAAATCACAAAATGAACTGTGTAGCGAAGGCGGTCAATAAATTGTTTCCTAATCAGGATTTAACAGAATTTTACGACCGTAAATTAGGCGTTGGTATGGGTGATATCCAGCGAATGATACCAAAGGATTTATCTGTATGGCCTGTTTATTGCAACCATCATAAATGCTTAAATTTTGACCTTATAAGGCAGTTACCTAAAACCGAACATTTTATACCGTTATTTATATTTAGTTCGGTTATGTCGGACCGCTTTAAGCTACATTGTGAATTTGCGTTATGGGACCGTAACACGGTTGTAGTTAATGATATTGAACACGATGCTGATGAATATTTTCAACGTAACAAAATAGTTCAAGTAGCAGCGCTAATTAAGTTTGAAACACACGAAATACTTATAGCGAAAAAATGAAAAACCGCTGCCCAAAAAGACAGCGGCCACACATGAAAACAACGAAAAAGCAAAAACACTATTTAGGCTCGGTATCTTTACCGGGCTTTTTTATTATATCCATTGGATTAGGTATAAAGCCTTTTATATAACCAACTATATTAACGCCTGTTGTTTGTGATACGTTTTCATAAACAGATTTTAATTCAATACCGCAAACGAATAAAGCCACGTAATAGGATAGTGTAAATTCAAGGTCAAGTGACCACGTAAAAACTTGACTGGCAATAATCGCTAAACAGTAATCATTCATTTTGTTAATTGTACGTCTAAAACCGCCAGATATAATTTTTTCGCCTTTTGCTTTAGCTTTACGAACACCTGTCATGAAATCAACTAATAGTAAAAAACTGAGGCAAATAATTAGCGGCTTTAAAATGTTTAGCTGCTGTTTAATTTCGGGCAAAATCTGTGCAAAATAATTTAGCGAATCGGCGGTAATAGTTAGGGAATCCATTATGAGATTTTAATATAACGTGAAATAATAACCGCGGCGGGCGTACCAATAAAGATAAACCACCACGGCAGGGGAACAAATATAACAAAGAATGTAAATGTAAATAATGAAACCCATGTACCAAAACAGATAGGGCAGGCGCCAAGCATTGACCACGGGTTATTTTTCATATTGTTTTCAACATCATTATAAACGTGTTGAATTTGCTGCAAATAGTCTTTATAAATAGTATCAGCTTCATTAGCTGTTTTGTTTTGCAGTTCTTCGTTTAGTTCCTTATCGCGTTTTTGCTTCCACGCGTTATAATTTGCCCACACACGTTTTTTTTCTTTTGCTTCGAAGTCTAAGTACAGTTTAGAAATAAAAGCGCCATAAGCTGAAAATATACGCCCAGAATAATATTCGCCCTGCACAGGTGAACCGATGCAATAATGCAAAAACTTAATTGCAAAGGCTGCAAATATTGATAGTGTTATAAGGGATAGCATTAAACAGCAAATTGAGCTAACCAAATATTAACCATATCGGGAACATCGGCATCATCCCAAGTGCCAGCATAAGGCATATCTTCAGCACGTACACCGAACTTAGCGGAAGCAGTTGTCAATAGTACATCAACAGCCAAAAGTTTGTCTATTGCCTTATCTGAAATTGTGTTTAGGTTTATGCTTATTGCAGGGTCTGTAATTTCTACTTGAAATTGTGGAAACTTGTATGTCATTTTATTATTTTTTTATGTTATGAAAGTGTTGTTCCTGTTACTGTGAAAGTGCGGACAGCTAACCATTTGGCAGTACCTGTTTTTGCATTAGATGAACCTAAGCCAAAATTATCAAGTCTATATGCTTGTGTTGTTCCACCTGCATTTGTTGTAGATGACCAATAAGAATTATTAGAATTAGGTGCATTTATTGGTGAATATGTTATAAATCGTGAAACTGAAAAATTGCAAATACTCATATATTCCATCATATTTGCTAATCTCCACCCAGTTGTAAATGTTCCTATACTTAAAGCTAAAGATAAATCTATTGCTTGATTCCAAGTTGCTACAACACCATTATCGCCTAATCTATACCAACCCAAAACCGTAGCACCATTATAAGTTGACCAATCAATTACAATATTATTTGTATAAGTAGAACCGCCTAACTCATCTGTAAATCTGTTTGTGTTACCGAAAGGATTATTTTCTGCAAGTACCGTAAAACTTACATTTCTACCTGCTTCAAAATCACCATCATCGCCCGTTCTGTAAGACGTTGTTTGCCCTGTTTTCATTAGCTGTGCCGTTGTTCTACTTACTGCAGTTGCAACCGCTTTTATATAGTTCCCTATCATAATTTATGCTTTTGTTATGTTAAGATTTGT